ATGTAGACGGCAACGTGCTTTGAGAAGTCCACCATAGAGTACGGACTACCCTTGACTGTATCTTTAATTTCTTCAAGGGTCATTTTGCCTCTGGTTCAGGCTTCTCCTTCTTGATAGTCTGAATAACACCAATGATGGCTAGCATTAGTGCCGCTATAGATTCGTACATCTCAGGCTGTACGCTCACGCCAATAGCTCCAGCTATGGCGGTTACACCTTGATACGTTGAGGGTTCTTTTAGTCGGGATTTTAACCAAGTCCAAGTCATAGTTACGGCTCTTTTGTTAATTAAATATACAGTGAAATCAATGATAGGAACGATACGCTCCCTACTCAATACCTTTTTTCTGCGTATTACCTTAGGCGCTTTGGTTTCTTTAACGGTCTGTAATTTACCTTGAGGCACGCTTCGGTTATCTATGGTAACCGCTTTTACTTTCTTTCGCCCTTGTATTGCCATTTTCCATCCTCATCTACTTCAAATTCGTGGTACCTGTCACCTTTATGGTCGCAGTGTATAAACTTTTGATCTGGGTAGTAACAGATGCGCTTGTAGTCAGACGCCCTAAGCTCTTCTAGTAACAACTCTATGTTAGCGCACGTATAATCTACAGCTCCTAGACCAGTAAACGTGTGTTCGCTAGTTCCGCTCCTACCGTGCGACAATTCCCAGTCTTTCGAGCGATACCCACTGTTCTGGGATACTTGTATGGGTTGACCTATTCTGTGACGTATCTGGTTAATTATGGGCTTATGGTGCTTCTCTATCTTGTCTACTACATGAATAGGAACATTTACCATAACCCTATCCACCAAGAATTCTTTAATGCTAAAATAATCGTAGTACATACGCATTTTGTTAGTTAAATGATAAAATCTAGGTAGTTACCACCAAAATATCAATACCAATAAAAAACCCCACTGATCAGGTGGGGCTACAAGTATGACTTATTAAAACTAATCTCCGCAAGAGATGTACATATAATATAGTAAAAATAAATCAATAAAAAAAGGGGCATTGCTCGCACAAGCCCCCTTCCATATCATAATAACGAGAAACTAACAAATTAATGTTATGTTTCATGGTGTATCAGGATTGTCCTGAAAAAGGATAGAGGCTTTCACACCCACTATCCATGTATTAAGAGACAAATGAAAACTGCTATCAATAAAGTTTTTTATATATCATCATAGCAATCTCATCGTCCTTTACTCAAAACGGCAATGCCGCTTCGGTAGCTGCTGCAGAAACGTCCTGATCTTCTCGTTCTGCAACGGTAACAGTGCCCTCAGTAAAGACTACTCGACCATTACCGAGCCAAATTTTTTCCTGTCCTGCTTCTCGCTCTTCTTTGGACATACTCATAGCAATACTCGCATTATTGCCGAACCTGGTTTCATCGTTAATGAATACGGTAACGTTGGCGTATGTGCCTTTTTTACCAGTTACTAACGCTTCTTTTGGGATTTTTGTTACGTCTATAGACGCATTGATTATTGTCGCCATTTTTCTTTTGATTGTGTTATGATTGAAGTTTAAATATAGATGAGTGAGTGAAGAAAGTCAATAACTAAATTTTTAGCCCTAGGTCTTTATGGTGCATCATTTTAATGCGTTCATGTGTAAGCTGACCTCGTCTGCTCTTCACAACTTTAATGAACACACTCTCATAGGCGTGAACGTCACCATCTCGCCAACCCTTCACCTTTAAATTTCCAAGTGCGTCCATCAGAATAAGGGACTCAACCATGTTAGGTCGGAACACTGAGGTCATACAATGAGCCACATTCTTAATCACTTGCGCCCATTGAGCGTCCTTGTACTTAGGTTCTAGTTGCCATCCGGATCGGTTGTATTCGGATATAGTAACTTGGCTAGGTACGATGACCAACACATTGAGTTCCTTTGCTATCTGCTTTAGTATTTTGGTTACATAATTTATTTCCAGGGTTCTTGAGTCGTATCTACCCTGGGCGTATACTTCTTGTATATAGTCAATAACCACGAAGTCTAGACCGCCCTCAATTTTTGCTAGACGGCACAGACGTTTGATTTCGTCTATGTCATCGGTGGTGTCTACGATGCGCACGTTATCAGCGTGAGCTACCGCTTGCATAGCGAGTTGTGTAGCCGTATTAACATCGTAATCCTCCATTTGAAACCACAGACCCTGATAACCTTGTACGGCTAATTTAGAGGCTAATGACGTTGACCATTGGGTTTTTCCATGTCCGGAATCAGCCAGTATAACGTTTATATCTCCCTTGTGTAAACCAACGTGTTGATACAGTTGATCGTCTATTTTTGATTCACCCGTTACTAGCTTCTCCTTCTTAGGTTGAGATTGCTCTCTCTCAAAGATTTGTGTCGGAGTAAGCGCGTCTACCGGAGTTGCCTCGTCTAGCTCACCACTTAGCTTGTCTATCTCCATCATTAACTGATCCATCGTAGTGGACGGATTATGAGCGAGTTGGGTAGCCTGGGTTAAAGAATTGGTTAATTTTCGCCTATCAGCGGTGTCTTTCAGGATACGAGAGTACCCCTTGATGTCGTGCTCGGACGTGCGTTGGTGCATCTGCAGTTCAAGTAGATAATCAGCATTATAGTTATCTAATTTAGCCGATAGGGTATCCTCATTAAACAAGATTCCTTGTACGTGTTGCCGACACGCCTCTAAGTAAATAGGATGTAGGTTAGGGAAGTGGGTAGCGTCCGTTACATTGAATATAAGTTCTCTATATTCTCTATTGGCAATGAGGGTACCAATCAGCACTTCCTCTAAGTGCCTTTGGTCTAGTTGGCTCATAGGACTTCCTTAGCCTTTACCCTTCCATATGGGGTTAGAGAGTAGGTAGATGGATATTTGTTATCAGAGACCATTACGCCCGATTGTATTAAGCTACATATTGTTGAAAAGGTAGTCCAATACTTATCGTGATTTTCCATCTTCATTAACGGTTCAATTTCCGAATACGTTGCCTTCGTATTGGATTGTAATAAGTTTAGTATGTTCAGTTCATTTATTGTCATCTTTCTTCTCATTTGTTTTTCTTAAATCTCTTTTAGTTACGGTTCCATTTTTGTTGTATGTGTGAGTGACCCAACCTTTACGGTCGTACCACGTCATCGCAAGGATGCGAATATACCTACTAGCAAACTTCTTAGCAAAACGAATGTAGGGTTTTTGTGTGGGTGGTCGGTTCGTCTTGATTTGTACGAGCCAAACGTTGCTCCCATCCATGGCTATAATGTCGAACCCATCAAACCTAAGCTCGTTACACTCACACTCCATGCGCCAACACTTAGTGCATAAACCAGCGAATAGGTCTTTGGATTTTCGGAAACGCCCTCCCAGTTCTACTTCATCCACGATCATTCCTTTTTCGTGAAAGAAGGCTATGGCTTTAGTTACGGTTCTGCGTCCTTTTTGCTTGCTCATAAGATAAATAAGCCCCTACCACCACGGAGACGATGATAAGGGCTATTATTAGGGCTGGGATCATTTTCTTTTGAAGTCATCTGATTCGTCTTCAGAAAAGACCCCTTCGCTGTAGAATCCGGTTATTTGTAGTACGGCACGAGCCTTCGCTCTTTTCTCAGCGGTCTCTACCGGGTAATGAGGTAGGGCACCACCTGCTTTCTTGGTTTTTACGGGACAGTTGTAGTGGTTAGCCGTGCCATAAGACTCTACGGTGTATACTTCACCATTAACATCTAATTTTTCGGCAGTAGCCTTAATACAACAGTTTTCTTGACCCTCAGTTAGCTCGGGCACAACCTCGTAGGTTACCGTGATCTTGTCATGCGCCATTATCTTTTCTACCCCGGTTCGGGTGATGATAATAAACCCTTGGTACGGGTGCTTGAAGAAGTCTTTACCGGTTAAGCGGTATCGTTCTGCTAGTAATTTAAGTGTGTTTTGTTCTGTGCTCATAATAATGTTATTTCATTTGCGTTTTCTAGCCCGATCAATTCGGGTGTTGGGTTTTTCTTCCATTCACCGATGCGGTACTTAATTACGTTTAGTTCCTGCATCGCATTTGTCTGTGTCATCTCGTCTAGAGAATAGACGGCAGTATTATATGGAAACTCTTTTTCTATTGCAACAAAGTAGAAGTTATATAAAGGGATTTCTAGCACGTCACAATAAAAAGCAGCTTGTAGATCATATCTGAATTTATAGAAGTCAGACTTAAAAGATTTGTGCGAAGCATCTCGGCACGACTTCCAATCTATGATGGCTAAGGGCTCCTCTTTCCTCACTAAGAGACGATCAGGTCTGACTCGATACATTAGATCAAACAGATCGGGTTCGGTCGTTAGAAACGAATATTCGTCCCACACCTCATAAGGATCGTATAGGTCGTACACCTTTTTTAGTGCCTCGTTCCTAAGAGAAGAGTTGTACATTTGTTGGATCCGTTCCATGTCCGCCTCGGATATAGACACTTGATTTTCACCTAGTGAACACTCAAAGTCGTTCTTATAGGTCTTGTAATCCTTAGTCATGGTCGGAGCCATAATGTCCGGTCTACGCTCCAGGATTTGCGCTATGATCTCGGCATCTTTAAACACCTTGAAGCGTTTATGGAACGCTTGCCTATCCTCGAAGTACGTGTGCATAGCATCCCCAAACAAAAGAGCCTGACTCGGCTCTATAGGTTGAAGCGCCTTTGCAATCGAGTGTTTAGCCACGCCCTTTACGAAGCTACTAGAAACGTAGTCGGTTAGAGCGTGGTAATCACTATTGGATAAGGATTCGTATACTTTCATTAGAATCCAAACCGTTCTTGTTCTTCGGTTCTATACGGCTTAATCTCGTACACTTCGTGCGTACTGTTTTGTCGTTCAAGGGTAATGGGTATGCTTTGAGAAACATTCTGATTGCCCGTAGGATTTTTACCGGTCAACTTTTGAATTAATTTTTTGGTAAGATCCTTACCACACACCTGCAAACCGCCCTTACCCCTAGAGGTTATGGTGAACGTTTCGCCTAATGGTTCAGGTGTACAATACACTTTCGTGTCATTAAACCCAAAAGATAGGGTCTCTGTATCACCAATTTTTTCCTTACCCTTACGATAAAAAACAATACTGTAGGCAACGGATTTTTTACCCGTCTTGCCAAAGTGTATAGAGCCGTCCGAGGATCTAGATGATCCGCCCCCTGATCTAGTTCGTAGTGCATAGTTCCAATTAATAGACATAATATTATAAGTTATTTAAGGTTTCGATTTTTATTATGGGTTGATTAAATGCTTCAAGAGCCAATTCTATATCTTCTACCATATCTTCTAGATCGGTAGCTATTAAGCTGATTGGCACTTTAACATATTTTACGACGAGGTCTTGTTCGTCATAAAAGACTTGGTGTATAGAGTACACCGTCTCATCACCGGATTTCTGTGAAAGTACCCGATAATTCCATGTTTGTTCCATTTGTCTTGTGGTTAGATTTTTGTTCACGTTTAGCGCTATGTAAGCACACTTCAAAGGCTCGTATGTATGCCTGAGTATATTTGTCTGGGTTAGGTAACGATCTTAATCCAGACAGAAATGCCTGCATAAATTCTATGTGTTGTCTCATATGTGTATCTCGTTTCTTAATTTAAGTATTGTGGATATAATTTATAAAAAAGTATACACTATCCAAAATAATTTTTATATTCTTATATAATATTAATGAGATCAAGACATAAATGGACGTCCCAAACCACACTCAGATACCTAACAGTATTATAGACGAACACATGAAAAGCCTAAGCCTGGCTCAGTTTAAGGTGCTTATCGCCATTTGTAGGAAGACCATTGGGTGGCACAAACAATCCGACTACATAAGCATATCTCAGATCGTAGATCTAGCCGGGGTATCCAACAAGACCGTGATTGCTGCGGTTAGAGACTTAGAGCGTCTTGGATTTATTGTTACGCAAAAGAGCAATAGAGCCACCACGCACATCACCTTGAACTATAACGTAACTAGTGTACTGAGTACACCAACTAGTGGAATTACTACACCACCTAGTGGAGCTACTACACAAGATGCTAGTGGAATTACTACACACACAAAAGAAACCCTAAAAGAAAATATATATAAAGAAAGGATGATCCCCACTCTTGATGAGGTTGTCTCTTATTTTACGAGCAATGGGTACACGGTAGAAGCCGCTAATAAGATGTACGATTTTTACCAGGCTTCGATTTCTAGTAACCGTCAGAAGTATTGGAAGGATAGCAGAGGTAACCCAGTAAAGAATTGGAAGCAGAAGGCTCAAAGCGTATGGTTCAAACCGGAGCACAAGGATCAAGGTGCGGACGGTTGGTCAACCCAGGGCTTCAAGTCTGTTGATGTACTTTAAAAAGTGCAGAACATATGATGTATGCTTTTTTTTATTTGACTTTAATTGTGGATAAGTGTATACTAAGTGTAGAGACAACAACCTTAATTAATAAGAAGACACAATGGATAAGAGAATCGTAAACACCTACGTAAAGAAGGTAGCAACCAAAGACTTAGACGAGCTAGTAAATGTATTGTACATAGCCCTAAACGGAAACCCGGATCAAAGCAAAGCTCTAATGCTAAGCGTATTATTAGAGGAACCAAAATGAAACAAATAGAAATGATGGGACTATACCAAAGAGTGGTTGAATACGAAACTGAAGATCATAGCCTTGAATGGGTTGTGCAATTATTTGCAGATTTAGTAGCCACGGGTTTGGCTTGGCAACTCCAGGGTAGATACGGAAGGGAAGCTAAAGCAATGATTGATGAAGGTATCATTACCGTACAAGGTGATGTTAATTGGGACTATTACTATGAGAACTTTGCTCTATAAAATGAGCATACGATAAATTTCTACGGGGGGTATAAAGCCCCCTTTTTTTTTGGATTTTTACGGGGGGTATCTCGGTTTGAATTTCTAGGGGAGGTATAGAGATTTCTATGGGGGGTAGAGAGATTTTTAGGGGGGATTTTCGGCGGGG